TCACAATCCATTAACTACTTTTCCAAATAATAAAAAATTTAATACTTTTGGTAGTATAGAAAAATTTTTAAAAGATCATAATACTGAAATAATCTACGACAAATATATTAATAATTCTACTATAACCAGAGTTGGGAAAGATTTATATATTGGAGTAGAGATTAATGATATCGAAACTTCTTCTTTTAAGGAATATTTGAGGAAGATAAACCAGTACTTCAGTTCTGGTAAATATAGGATTCATATAGTAGATGTTCGTACTCATGGTAGTGATGTTTTTATACCGATAAAACCTGGATTGATAATTGGTCTTAATGGTGTAGAAAATTACAACAAGACTTTTCCAGATTGGGAAGTTGTATATTTACCCGGACAAAAATGGGATAAAGTTAAACAATTTCAAGACCTTAAAAAGAAAAATAAAGGTAAGTGGTGGGTTCCTGGTGAAGAACTTGATGATGATTTTGTTGATTTTATTGAGAGTTGGTTAAAGCATTGGGTCATTTATGCTGAAGAAAATATTTTTGATGCTAACATGTTGATAATCAACCCAACTAATGTTATAGTCAATAATTATAATAAAAATGTTTTTGATGCCTTTGATCGACATGGCATCACTGCACATATATGCAATTTTCGTCATAGATATTTCTGGGACGGTGGATTGCATTGTATCACCAGTGATTTAAGTAGAGAGGGCACCAGAAAAAACTATTTTCCTGAAAGAAATATCTAGTACTGAATTATACACAAATTAATTTTATATGCATATATCACACATTCCAATGCAAGATAAACAAATCATTGCATTTATAGATACAATTTTTCCAAAAATAACTTTTGAAAAACTTAATAATTTGACTCACGAAGACCTTGATCTCACTTGGAGAAAGTGGTTGCTTTCATCTAATCACAACACTATTTCCGGATTAGATTTTTTTAAATACTCATCATTTTCTCCTGGAACAACTGATGCTTTTGGTGAATTTATTTCCAGATATCCAAATCGTAGAATAAGAGTAAGTAGAAATGACTTCATTCTTACTAAAATATTATCAAAATCCTATAATAGAGAATTATTATATCTTGAAGATTCTAAAATAGAAAGAGATGATTGTCTTATTATAAGTTTGCCTTTTTCTGGAAATGGTGATATTTATCCAAATTTTGATGATCTTTTAAATGATTGTGATAAATCAGATGTTCCAGTTTTTATTGATGGAGCATATTTTGGAATATCAAATAATATACATTATCCATTAGATAGAAAATGTATTAAAGATTTTGTATTAAGTTTAAGTAAAAATCTTGCTGGAAATCCTTTAAGATTAGGAATTAGATTTACAAAAGAGCAAATTGATGATGGAATAACCGCAGGACTTTTGGGTAGTGATATATTTGATCGACTTGGTTCTTATATAAGTATAGAATTATTAAATAATTTTTCCCATAATTGGACAATAGAAAAGTATAGAAATAAAAGTAATGAGATTTGTGAGCATTTTGGATTAATTCCAACAAAGACTTTCACTATTGCTATTGGTCCAGAGAATATGATTCAATTTAAAAGAGGAGATTATGTCAGAATTAGTATCACGGAAGAACTTTCTAGAGTTTCTTAGTGGAGTAGATTATTATTATTATGGTAATATAAAAGCAGATTGGAATTCTATAGATAAGGAATGTGAAAGAACTGTATTAGAAAATCCAGAATATTGGTGCTCTCTTGTTCCAAATGAAAATTTTGAAGTTTGGGATCAAAACGGGTCAGAATATGTAAAATCTTTAGAAAATTTAAAAAAATGGGGATATTCTTGCCATAATACCAGATCTTGGGAAACTACATCAATTAAACCAAAACTTGAAATGAATTGGGAAAAACAGATAATTTCTAAATTACCATTATATGAATTTGTTTCAAGACCTACACTACAAAAACCTGGAAATATCATGCCTTGGCACCAAGATCGTTTCTTTTATTTCAAACATGAGTATCCAAATTTATATGAATACGTTGTAAGATTTATTGTTTTTCAGCAAGATTGGCATCTTGGTCATTATATTCAAGCAGGAGATACTTTAGTTCAACGATGGAAACAGGGAGACGTTATCGTTTGGTATCCAAATAGATGGCATTTGTCTTCTAATGTAGGGATAAAAAACAAATGGACAACAAATGTCACTGGAATTTTAAAAGATAATTTTTCCATGTCTATTTGAAACACATATAAAAATTCAGTAATATTTGTATGGACATTTTGTGAAAGTTGGTGTAGAATTAAAAAGATAACTAAACAATTATGGAAAAACAACTGATTGACGATTGCTTTTATCTCAAACAAAATTGTGGAGTTTGGGTGAGTCATAATACAGAAGATGCTCCACTGATTACATCTGGATCTGAAGAAAATTGTATTTTTTCTACTCGTGCATATCTCAAAGATCTTCAGGAAAAAAACTTACTTGATTCTGATGATTAAAAACTTCGGGTCCTTCAAAGTGTATCAGTAGTACAAGCACCACTCTCAAAATTGTAAAAACATGATTAAATTTATTGTAAGTGTTATCATATGAATGTATTAGTGCTAACCCCTGATAGAGTAGGATCAACACTACTACAAAAAGTCATAACACTAACTATGCAGATGCATGAATATGACAAACCAGTAATTAATCTACACGAACTTACTAACGGTATTGAAAGATATACTTCTAAAAAATATAATCAAGAAGTTTTAGGTAAGTTGAAGAATATTCATTGGGGATATTATCAAAGTCTTAAAGAAATTGTGCAGTTATTAAGCGGTGCTGACCATTATAAAGTCAGCAGAGTTGCACAGTATCACATACTTAATAGACAAGATTCATTAAAAGATCAATTGAGCTTTTATGAATACATCAATAAAAACTTTTATCTAATAAGCGCAAGAAGAAAAAATTTGCTTGAACATGCACTTAGTTGGTGCATTGTTTCCTTTACTAAATCGCTGAATATGTATACGCATGAGAAAAAGATATCAGCATTTAAAGAGTTGTATAAGAAAAAAATCACAATTGATCAAGAAGTGTTTAGAAACTACCTAGACAAGTATATGATGTATTTAAAATGGGTTGATGACCATTTTATGATTAATTCTATTTTTAACTACGAGCAGGATATGCCAAATCTAGAAACTTATATAAATCAACTAGATATATTTCCTGCCAACTCTGCACCAAAAAGTTGGAAACAGGAATATGGCATTTCGTGGAATGATTGGAATCGTTGCCACTACTTGATTAGTGACACCAGCGGATTTTCAAAGAGTATTACTAGTGATACTCAATTAACTCAATTAGCAGATCCAGAAAATACCAACCTCCCGATGAATTCTACAAATATCATGAATTCTATGAATATTAAAAAACTAATCACTAGAGATAGTTTGAGTGTTGTGAGTCAAAATTTTCTACGAGAAAACATACGAGATTATTTTAATGTTTACCTTGAGATTGATAAACTGATAATAGATCGTACTATTATTTCTGGAGTTCCTATTAAGATACAGACTTTAGCCGAGAAAGCAGTGCTTATTAATAATTTCAAAGAGTGTGTAGATACCTACAACGATTGGAGTAGTAAACACCCAAATCAACACAAAGTAACATTGCAAGATCTAGGTCAAATGGCATATAATGAAATCGAAACTTGGTATAATCTACAATCTAAACCAGTTGTAAAACCATGAAACCTGCACTCATTCTAACAGCTGCCTTTATGCCATTGATGATTGCATATATGGCATTTCTAGCACAACGTGACCAGAAACTATTTGAACGGTACGAATTAATTCAACAAGTAGAACAACGCCCCAGAGTAGATCTCAAATCTCTCACACCCAAAGAACAATTCTGCAAATTACAAGCAGGTTGGCATTTCGATTGTAACGTAGAATGATGATTAATTACAACAAAAACCACAAAGATTTACAGATTGATAAACTGCACAAAAATCTTGTTGCAGAACTGGAACTAAAAGCTGAAAAACTGGAAGTGACTGTAGATTATTACATTTCAGAGTTTACTAATTTTTGTGTTGACAAAACTCTCAACTCACATTATACTCATGAGGATCCCAATTAAAACAATGACGTATTTGTATTTGATAAATCATTTTGTACCGTTTCCTGCAAGTGAATATGGAGGAGTCTGGTCAGTGATTGCACAGAATGATAATGAATGTTTTGATCTTATTACTAATCATGATGATGATTTGAATAAGAAGCATTATGTGTCTCTACGACAAAACATTTCAGATTCAGAAAGATTCACTCTTGCTGAAAATGAAAAACCCCGGATCATTATATCTTTTGTAACATGAGTAATGTAACACATCTAAACGAAATGCTTAATAAACTTCAAGAGCAGCATCAAATTCGTATTGATTACTTAGAAAAAAAGATTCTTGAGTGTGAAGGAGAAATCCAACAACTCAAAAGTTTTATTAAATCTAAAAAATGAAACTATCTATTGACTCAATTCCAGATTTTACTCACAAAAACCCAAAAGGGTATCATTATGAACGAACTGATTTCAAAACTCATGTATCATCTATCTGGATTGTCAATGATACTCATTTTGATTATTGTGGCAGATCTGGTATCAAATCCATATGGGGATTCTATAACACCAAAACTCAACAATTCTATGCCCCAATCAACAGTAAGACCATTGGTAAACTTGTAGACTTTAAGAATACAACTCCTTATTCATCAATGCAGATACGAAGAACACCATTGGAAGCAGCATTCTTATGAAATCAGTATTTGCTGAAGGTGTGGTGGTTCAGTATAAAGAATGGATTGGAGAAATTAGGTTTATTTGCGAGGATTATGCGAGTGTATGTACATCAGTAGGAGTACATCGTTCTGCTGATATTTGTGTGTTGGTTTATAAGAGAGATTGGGAAGAAATGAAACTTTTTAAAGAAAGTCATAAATGAGAACTCTGGGTCCTTCAAAGTGTATCAGTAGTGTAAGCATCACACCAATTCATGAACGACTACGACGATCTTCAAGTGGAAGAGTTCTCTCATTTTGATTTTGTAGAGGAAATGAGTGAAGATCTTGCTGATGATGAAGTAAAAGATAAGAAAAAATCTTTTGACTTTGATTCCTACCTTAACTCTAACATTGATTACTAATGACTTCTAACATTCTCCACCATCTTAATGAACTTCAGGTTGTCTGGCGTCGACAAAATTTTTCCTTCACCAATAAACAACAAGAGGAATATGATGTGCTGACTGCTGCCCGCAGGCAAGTAGTGAGAGGTTTCTATGCTGATGACCGTGTATTTAAAGGATCTAGAGCAGCATTTGATAAAGAGATTGCAGATGCATCAGCAAATTCTGTTGTAAAGGATCTAGAAGACTGAACCAGTTTGATAAGTGGACACCTTTCCGCCCATATTGGTGGGAAGGTCCTATGATATAAATATCAAAAGTTCTCCACACTGCTAAATGAAGACTTTTCTAGAGTTTGTATCTATTTGCGAAGCATACGATGCTGCTTTTATGTCAGGAGCACAAGTTAGCAAGACAGGTGAAGGTGGACGTATTGGTGCAAATCGTAAAAAAACTGCTCCTGAAATGCGTAGAAAGTCTCAAGAAAAAGATGCACAAGGAAACAGAAAAGCAATACAACTTAAAGATCGTAAAGATATTGGAAATCAAAAAGGTTCACAATCTCAGGCACCTACTCAAGAACGTGGAAGTGCTGATGTAAAAGCAAGAGCAGAAGCAGCAGCAAAAGAAGAACGTAGAAAGGCAGCACAGGCAAGAGCAGCAGCAAAAAATGACGGAGAAAAACCAAAAGCAAAATCAAAAGATTTAGAAAAAGAAGGATCGAAACTTATTTCTAAAAATAAATCTACTGAAGTAGATTTAAGACCAGCAAATCAACCTAAAAGAGCAATCGTCGGTCCAAGTAAAGAAAAAAGAAAAAAGATTATAAGAGATGGTGGTCGAAAACTTAGATCTTTGTTAATAGCAGCAAAATCAAAAAAACTAGGAATTCCACCAGAAAAAGTTAAACTTGATAAAAGTTTTGACATTCAGTAAACTCTGGGTCCTTTAAAGTGTCTCTATAGTATGAAATTTACATTATCTATTGGTAATCCTCCTTATGGTGTTGGTGGTATTCTTGCGATCAAATTTCTCAATAAAACGGCAGAGATTACTGATGATATAAGATTTGTATTGCCAACATCAATAAGAAAACCATCATCTCTCAACAAGATTGTGGGAAATCTTCACTGTGTGGTTGATGAAGATTTAAATGCTTCGACATTTCCAGGTGGTATTAGTGCGATTAAACAATATTGGAAAGTTAAAAATACATCTAGATTTCAGGTTGGAGTTGGTGAAATCCCAATGATAAGGAAGCATTCTGACTTTGAGTTTCTTTCTTATGAGAACAGATTTGACGCAGATGTATTCGTGGGTGAGTATGGATCAGGTCCCAGTGGTAGAGTCAAAACAGAAAACTTTACTCACTATGCAAAGGGACATCATTTCCTAAAAGTTAAATCACCAGAAATTCTACAAAATCTCATCGAATTTGCACCTGTGTTTAGAGAAGTTGCTTCGAGTTGTAATGGAAGAAGACATTTTGGTAAGAATGATTTAATCTCAACATATATTCGGTGTTTGGAAAAACGAGATGGCAAAGAATAAACATAATCTAGAAGTTGGTTCAAGTATCGAAAGATCCGACGAAAGAATTAAAGAAACACAAGAAGTCTTTACTCCTCAAGAACTTGTTGAGAGTATGATTGATGAGATTTCACTTGATATTCTTAAAGATCCTAAAAGCACATTCATTGATAATTCTGCGGGATCAGGAAACTTTTTAGTGGGATTAAAAAATAGATTATTAAAATATCATACTGAAGATTATATTCTCAATCATATGCTTTATGCTGTTGAGATGATGGAAGATAATCATAAAGAACTGTGTCAAAGAATAGGAGTTTCTTTAACACATTCTCATTATGTGTGTGCCGATGCCCTATTATACGACTATTCCTTCGGAGATCCCGTTGGACTGGAACAGTTCTTCTAGTGTCACATTGGGGTTGACATATTATTGAAAATGCTTTATATTGTATATGTGGTTGAGGCACACTGCCAAAACTCAAAATGACAAATTGTATTTATTATTATGACTGTTAAAGATTTTGGAATTAAACTTTCTCCTGATTATATTTCTCATCCAAAAGAAACTGATGAGATGCTCCATTTGAAACGTGAGGTTGAAGGTTATGCTCGCCCTGAATATGCGAGTTGTAAGTACCTCTACACTGAAATCATAAACACCAAAGACATCAAACTCCGCAAGAACGTTGGACGTAAACGTGGTAATGATCGTAATGTTTATGATCGTATTGCACGTTCTCTTGAGAAGGGTTATAAGATCGGTAAACTTCCTCCCACAATTCTTCTGAACAAAGACACCAACATATTCGACAATAATACACTCGAAGACTGGTTAGTAAATGGAAACCACCGATGGATGTGGTACGTTGCTAACAACTATGAGTGGATGTTGGTTGATGTTTATACTCCTCGTGATGGATATGATCAAGGTGATGTGATTGATGAAGTTGGTCTTCTACACCAACCACAACCAGACGGCACTGAGTCTAACTACGAAGATTACAAAGCACGAGGTAAGGATTGGGTTCGTCGTCAAAAAGAACATGATAAAAAAGTTACTCAAGAGATGGTTAATAAGTGGGTTGATACTTTTGCAGTCAACGAGATTGCTATCAACCGCACTCATCTGAAAACCCAAATCTTTAAGGATGAGGTCAAAGATTCTTTCCTCACTAACTATACTAATCGTACTGGTCCTAATGGTATTGTTGAAACCTATCGTAAGCATAATATCTACATTCTTGATTCTGGTGCTACCATCACCACTAAAGTTGTTGATAGGTTATACGAAGCAAGTCAAAAAGTTTGGATTCGTGATTTCTTTCCCGTTTTTCTTGCTAATGCTGCCGAAGGTATCAAGACTCGTCTAAATTTCTATGTAAATACCACTAATGTTAATGACGGTGATGAACTTCTAGGAGTCATTTCTGCTCGCATCAAAGAACTTCGTGGGATGCTTGATAATCTGGACATCATCTACAGTGATAGTGCAGTTGATCTTCGTGATTTCTTGATTATCGGTAAGCGTCCTGCCCAGATTAGCGGTGTGGATGATTATAACAAACTGGAAGATATTGTTGAGAATTTACAATCTCCCAACCCTGTGAAGATGTGGCAGATGACTCTTTCTCTCCTCCAATCTCAATTTGGTAATTGTTGTTTTACTGCTTCTGAAGCATATGATATGATTCGTCCAATTCGTACCACCGTGTCAAAGTTCAAGAACGAAAAGAGTTATCGAGGCACCATCTTAGCAGAACTGCAAATTCTTCGTGATAAAGGTATTCTGACTTTCATTAATAATGACGGAACCTATTGCTTCCGTTGATGTAACTATCCCTGCAACAACTCTTGAGACTCTGATTGAGGGACTTGAGAGTGCAATTAATGTGTGCTATAATGTAGACTCAAATGATGAAGATTCTGAAAAATCTTATCCTTATGCGGTAGGATATAGTCGTAGTGCAATGAAAATGATTCAAGAACAACTTAAATCTTTGAACAAATTAATTTAAACTCTGGGTCCTTTAAAGTGTTCTTATAGCATGAGCACAACTCTAATGCAACTTGATAAACCTCTTCGTCCACATCAAGAACGTGGTGATGTTGCAATGCAGCAACACAACAAGGGTCAACTAATTGTTCCTACGGGTGGTGGAAAGACTCTGAATATGATTACTGATACTGTAAGGCAGTTTCAGTCACAAACTCCACAGACCATTGTTGTTGTGGCACCCAGGATACTTTTAGCAGAGCAGTTATCGAGTGAGTTCCTTGAGTTCATCATTGATGCTGCTGTGTTTCATATCCACACAGGTGAAACTCATCACGAAAGTTCAACTAAACCACTTGCTATTCGCAACTGGGTAGAGAGCAACAACTCACGTCACAAGTTAATATTCACAACCTATCACTCTCTTTCACGTTTAGTTTCTGCTGAGATTGATGTGGATACAATATATTTTGATGAGGCACATAATTCAGTTCGTCGTGACTTTTTCCCTGCAACAGAGCACTTCTCTGCAAATGCAAATCGTTGCTACTTTATGACTGCAACTCCCAAACATTCACTTGCTGTGGGTAAACCAGGCATGAATGATTCGCAGGTTTATGGTAAAGTTATCTGCCAAGTTCCTGCTCCTGAGTTAGTCTCTGCTGGGTATATCTTGCCACCAAAAGTGATTGTAAAGCAACTGGAGATGGTAACTGGCAAACAGACCAACTATGATCGTGATGCAAACAATTTGCTGGAAACGATTGCTGATAATCAAGTCGATAAGATTTTGATTTGTGCGAAGGCAACCAAGCAGATTGTGGCACTGGTATCAGAAACTGATTTCTGTTCAAAGTTAGAATCTCGTGGGTATTCTTGGATGTTCATTACTGCCAAGACTGGAGCAGTGATTGATGGCAAGAAAGTAAATCGTGAGGTATTTTTCAACACTCTAAATGCCTGGGGTAAAGACTCATCTAAGAAGTTTGTTGTGCTACATCATAGCATCCTATCTGAGGGCATTAATGTATCAGGATTGGAAGCAGTATTGTTTATGCGCAATATGAACTACATTGGAATCTCGCAGACTATTGGAAGGGTCATTCGTTTAGGTGATGAATCCAAGAAGTTTGGTCTGGTTGTTGTTCCTGTTTACAATAGAGTTGGTATCTCCACTGCTAGATCTGTTCAGGCAGTTGTTGATATTATTTTTCACAAGGGTGAACC